GTCTTTGTATCTTTGGCTTGCTTATTTAAAATGCCCAACTCTTCATTCTTTTGCCAAAAAACAGTGTCATCACTGTTGGTAGCCGCCTGATTCATCTCACCTTTTACATCTTTAATCTTTTGCTGTAAGTCGTTATAAATCTTTATCTGTGCTTGTTGTGCTGTTTTAAGTTCACCGACATCTAATCCATTGAATTGCAACCTTACGTCATCGCCTGTTATTCCCTTAATGGCATCACGTATTGCATCAATTTTAACTGCTACTGCTGTTAGCATTGCGATTGCCACTCTCGCTTTAGCGCCACCCAATAGGAATAATACCAAGCCCACAGATGTTACCTCTGAAGGCAACCCCATTACTACTTGAACTGTACTCTTTAGTGCTAGACCTATTTTTGTTACTGATTGCCCTAGTTCTTTTGCTGATTTAAGTGTCTCAGGGTCTCTGAGCATACTTGATATTTCTTTTACGCCTGTCTTGGTCTCATCAAACACGCCCTCATTCATGAATGCTAGTTGCAACTCATCCCAAGCGTCACCCATCATTGATACTTGACCTTCAAATGTAAGCGCCATGTCTTTAGTAGCGCCCTTCATTGATGTTTTGTTCTCTTCCCACAGATTCATGATGTGTTTCTTAGACTCTTCTGCTGTGTATTTAACGCCTGTCTCAAATCCTAACATGGCTTTTACACCTGAGTCTCTGAATTGGTCTGCTGCGGATATTCCACCTGCGAAGGTCTTCTGTAGTTGTTGTGCTACTTCTTGGAATGATAATACTGACGATGCGGCGATGTCACCTGTTATGCTTAGTAGTGCGTTTAACTCATCTACATCTTCTGTCACTGTTAATAGTGAAGGTGACGCTCGTTGGATTTCTTTTAGGGTGAAGGGTGCTGACTTGGCAAATCCAAGCATATAGTCAAACGCCTTTCCTGCGTCCTTAGCACTACCCGTTAAGAATTTAAGCTGTACTTTTAATGACTCAATGGAGGTTGCGTACTTTAATGCTGAACGCAACATAGCGCCTGCGCCTAAAGCACCAAGCGCACCGTTTAGTGAGAATATTTGGCTCTTTACCCTGTTGGCTACATTACCTATTCCACCAATAGCACGTTTAGCCTTACTCGCACCCGATATTGCCCCTTTGGGGTCAACCTTAATTCCGAGAGTTGCTATATTGTCAGTTGCCATCTTTATCCTCTAGTTTAAAGTAGGCTATCCAACCGTGAAACTCTTCAACCGTCATCAGGTCTATTTCATGAACAGCCTTGTGTAAGCGATTCGCAAGTGCGTACTTTGCGTGTAACTCGGAATCGCTTCTTAGTTTCCCCCCATATCATCAATAGTTTGAGATATGGAAATTTCGCCTACAATTCGTGTAATTACATCAGGTGATGCGTTGTTCATTAATTCCACTTTGTTAGATATATCAAACAGCTTATTGCCGTCCTTATCTAGCGCTTTCAGAATCAATGTGCGTACCATGAACTCAAAGTCGTCATCTTTTGCAAACTTCCAAAGAGATTTCTTTTCACCCATAGTGAACGGAGTGGCATAAATAACAGCATCCCACTCAGGTACTTCGATTGCTTTAGTCTCTAACTTGTCAAAGTGCGACTTAGCGTTATCTAAAATACCCATTACGCAACAGCAGCCCAAGTAACAACACCGTTAGCTTCAAAACTAATTGAAGTCTCAACCATGCCGTCTAGTGTAGTTGATACACCCTTCTCAGTAATGATTGCTGACAATGAAGCGAATGTGTCGCCTGTTGTAGCACCTTCAGGGTATAACTTTAATGCTACTTCAGCACCTACAGTCATTGCGCCTTGACCTGTTGTGTCAGTCTCATCCCAAAAAGCAGTCATAGAACCACTTGCTGATGTTAAGCCTACAGTCTTAGTACGTGCTGTGTCTCCTAGTGTAGTGTCGTCAATAGTCTCTGCTGACTCTGAGATACTCCAATCCTTTACTTCTGCGATTACGTTTGAACCGATTTTAGCCGTTCCTTCGCTACCTTTATGATTTGCCATCTTCTTTCTCCGTTGTATTTACTTTTGTTTTTGTTATAGACTTTTCCGCCCAACCCTTCGCCTTCATTTCTTCAATCTTTGAAGGGTGTGGCGTTACACCTTCTTTATCACCGTTAGGTGAATATAAAACTACTGCTTTCATGAATCCCTCCAATATGGAATTGTTACGTTCATCTGATGCCAAATGTCATCAGTTCCTATGGTCTCAATGCTTGCTACATCACAAACCACATCACTGAACTTTCTACCATCGAAAATACTCGTGACCGTGTCCGCATACTTTCGTATTGTACTAGTTCCTGTGTCTCTCGGTACAAAGATTTGAACAACAATTAAGCCTGAGTGTCTCTTAGCGCTATTAATTGCTCTATAACTACTTGACCCGTTTAATACTGTTAGTCTTGTCCACCCTGAGTTGTTTGGCATATCAAATGATACATTCTCCCAAGCGACAGGGGTTTCTTGCCAATATTCTTTGAATCTGTTTTCAATCGTCAGGCGCTCATTCTCAAAACTCATAATGAACCTCTGATTTCATTCATTGTTATTGCCACCATACCGTTAGGCGCTTGCTTTGATGTGCCATTCTCTAGGTCTTGGATATAATCTAATGAATTAACAATGTAGATTGGCTTCAGTCCGTCACCTTTCTTAATGCTTGGTGCTTTGGGTCTTTTGGCTTCTGCGTCCACGTTTCTGTCTATTGTAGCTACAGATACGTTCCAATTACCTCTCGCACGTCCTGTATCAACAGGGGTTTTCTTAACAATCATGCCAAATGCTTTAAACGCCACCGTTCTAACAGCTTCATCTATAGCTACGCCCGTCTTCTTGCTGAATCGTCTTATGTCGCTGTCAAAACTCATCCTAGCTTCCTCAATTTAAGGGAATAAGACGCACCAACAGGGTCTTTCTTAATATCTGTAATAGCATAACGCTCACCACCACGGATTACTATGTCCTTAGTGGTTGGTGTGAACGTCAGTCCTTTAGTAGCGAATAATGCTGTGATTTCACCTGTGAACGCTGAGTCTGTCTTGTTGGTAGAGCCTTTGCCCGAGATAGTGTTATCGTCAAACGAGATAATGGCTTTAACAGTGTAGTTTGTTTCTGTAGATGTGTTCTGACCGAATACAACGTCATAGTCTCCATTCGTCTTTGTAACGAATGTAATACTTTCTGCAATATCGCCTGTGGCGGTTACTGCTGAACTTACAGCGCTTAGGATAGCATCTCTAAGCCCCATTTTACGACCTCACTACTGCTACCGTGCCAAACTTAGCACGGGCGTGTATCGTTCCCCAACCTCTCAACATTTCCTGAACGATTGAAGGCAATACGCCTGCTGTGTCAGTTTTATCAAAGTTTAGTTTAATTGAGCCAACCTCTAGGCTTGTTAGTCCTTTACCTTGAGCGTCACCTGTTAGGTCGTTCGATATGAGGTTTCTAGCAAATTCTGCTGTGGCGTTCTTAATTGGTTGTGGTACGATTGTAGAGCTTACAGCCTGACCATCGTCAGTTACGTTTGTTCTACCCCATGCTAATGCTTGGGTTGATGTAGCTCTACTTCCTGACCAATCTGTCTTCTCATCTAATATACGAGTAGCCATCTTTAGGGCTATCTCTTTATTAGCTTCTGTAGCAGATGTCCAATCTGTTGCGTACAAGTGTGTTGCGTGGTAGGCATCTGCGTCTGATACTGAAACATAGCTATCTGCTGATGAGCCGTTTGGAGTTGCGTCTAATGCCATAATTTTTCCTTAATAAGTACCACCTACCCGAAGATAGGTGGATTTCATCAAACTGTATTAGTTCGTAATACCGTTTAACATTGCTAGACCCTTCTCAGAGAAGTTAGCTAGACCGTTGTAGAACTTAACACGAGTGATTGACTCGTCTTTAGTTTCTGATGCGCCTAACTCTTCAATAGAAACACCTGCGTTACCTGAAGCTGTTAAGCCTGCGATACCGTGTGACATTGAACCGTCATCTAATGTACCCATAACAATTGAAGTACAAGTAGAACTTGAACCACGTGTTTGGTTTACAGGGATGTAGTCGTTACGGAAGATTGGAATACCACGGTAAGATGGTACTTGCGCGCCTGAAGGTAAAGTAATAACTTCACCGATACCTGCGCCACCCAATGCTCTAAGCAATGCGTAGTATGAACGGATAGTACGTGCGTTCATCATCATGTAGTCAACAGTGCCGTCTTTGTCAGTTACTTTGTCTAAAGTCTCATCTAACAAGTCGTAAGATAAAGCAGAACCGTTAGTTGCGCCTGTCTTAGTTTGTGCTGATGTAGCTAAAGACAACAAACCTGTGATTTGGTTACTAGAACCCGTACCATTGATTAGTTTGTCTTGGTAAGCACGACCAATTGACTTAGCTTTAGAAGCAACTTGTGCCGCTTTTTGGTCTGTCAAGTTTGAACGTGTAGCTTGGATTAAGCCGTTAATCTCAGCGTCACCTACAAGTGTAGTTAGGCTAGTAGTCACTTGCGTGAATGTCGCCGCTGCTTTACCCGCAGAGATAGTTGAGCCAACACCTGTCCACTCTGAAGCGCCCAATGCGTTTTCACGATTGTATGCTAGTGAGTTGCCGTCAATAGATTGAAACGGTAAGATGTCATAAAAAGGATTTACTGTAATGACGTTTTCAATAACGCCGGCTACAAGCATGTCCTGTGATAGTTTTGCTGATTCAGCAAGAGTTACAGATGCCATAATGGAATCTCCTATAATATGCCCCGTTTTTGTTATAGGGCAGTAAAAAAATATTCTGCTACTATATCACCACGGGTTATATGTAGGGTTCAATTGCCATTCTATGGCAGTTGTGTGTATTACAACATAAAAGACAAACAGTGTCAACCTATTTGGCGAACCCTACCTGTAATTTCTGTAATGCTGTTAAATCTTTAGAGCCACCGCCTGAGAAGTTCTTGCCATGCTCTGAACCGCCACCTTGTGATGATTTGAATAAGTGTGGCGCTATTTCCATTTGACCTTTGACCCATTCTTGTACTGACATTGGCTCGCTTGTACCTTCACCGTATATTACGTTACCGTTTTGGTCGTGTGGCACTGCTTTACCTTCTTTTAG